TTTTCATCACACACAACGCCCTTTTTTGTGTGTGGAATAATATATAAATTATGTATATAATATTTATTGTACATCAACATTCATGATTATCTAACTCAGATCATCATCATAGTAGAGAACCGGTGCACTAAGATACCAGTCCAAAGAGAAATCTTCTCCTGCTGCGACATACCTCGATACTCCATTACCCACAGATGCAGATGGTGCAGGACCAATTACGTTGATTTCATGCATCTCATCAACAAGATTGAGAAGTGATACACCCGCTCCGGGTTTGAAGCGATAATTCGAGTAATAGGGCAACTCGAATTCAACAGTGGGGTTAATTAATGTGGCAGTAGCCATCGTACCCTCCCAAGCTGAAAGCACATTTGAAACATAAAGATCTTTCCCAAAAGTGCCAAGACTAGTTAGATCAATTCTCTCATTTGAAGGGTAGGACAGACTATTTGGTGGAACCCATCTTGTAGCTGACATAAATTTGTGAGTAGGATAATCTTCCTCATCGAGAAAGTAATATTTCCACCTTACACCGCCTTTACGACACACGAATGAAGGTGTTAACCAATTTATAAGTGTCATTTTGGCATAAGTGTACGAATCACTATTTCTCAAATCTTGTCCTTCCCAATCATACCCTCTATACAAAGGGAAATTAGGCTGACGTAAACGCCACAAATATTTTGCACCGAAAACTGCGCCACTATCAATGAAAGTATCAAGAAATTGATACCTTTTCAATAGGTCGCGGAAACTCTTAATTGTCTCACCGAAATACACCAGATTGGTATGATCTAAATGTCGAACTGTACCAGGAGTATCCAAAATCATGACTCCCTCTCCAGCTTGAGCGTCAGCACGACCGGAATCGGATTGTAACTCAGAAATAATAGGAAGAGGTTGATTTTCAGCTGGAAGTTTTAATAGTGTGTCACCACCATCTCTAGGGAAAAATGAGTAGTTTTCTATAGTACGAGATGTTGGGCAGGCAAGCTCAAAATCTTCTCCAGCACGGAGAAAGCAGTTAATTTCAGGGTCATTAGAATCGCTGTCGTTAGGAACTGTCAGTTCATTAAGAACATAAATAGATAGGTATCCATTTTGATAGAGAGGAGCATCATTAATAGGACCAACGGTAAAATTGCCTGTTGTATCAGGAGTTGGTGTATATTTCAACGCTGGATTATAAGAAGTATATTGGTCTATCTCTCTAAAAGCAACATTCTGATTCCATGGGATCGTAATCTCAAAATCTTTAGTATCTGAAATGTCTACAACTCGCTGATAATTGGTAGAAAAATCAGGCGGAGATGAAGGGGTTAAATTGTCTATAGGATCATACACAATTCGGAGGCGTCCCCTGTGAAAATTAGAACAAGCAACACTAAAACGATAAGTAATAGATCCTCGCCAATATTGAAAAGGTGCAGAGCAATGAAAGATAGGTGTAGTATGTATCTCTTCTTTAATATCTCCTTGTACCCAACTAAGTACACTCGGAGAGACTGCAGTTTGGAAGATCAAAGTATCTGACGTCATGGTTCTGCTCCAATTGGCACGTGTAAAGTAAGACTCGGTGGAAGAGATCGCACTGATAGTCATATCATCACCTCCTCCATATCCAGTTATGCCAGGATCAATAGCTAGTTCTTGTTTGGGATCAAAAGTCAATTTCTGGGCAGCGTCTGTGATAGATGTATTGGCAAGATTTCCAAAATACTGCGGACGGAAAGAATTTACCGGTGTAATATTATTAGGACGATTATAGCCAAACAACTTAGCAATATTGCCCACTATATTTGCACCTTTTTCAGTAGCAGTAGCATATTGTCCGATATAGGGCACGGATTTTAATGCTCCAGCGGCGCGTGCAACAGCACTTGCAGGTCGAGAAATGACGCCTTCTCCATACTCATCTCCTCCAGCATCAGAAAAGAGAGATCTCGGTTTATCAATAGGTTCATCAGGTTCTATGAGACCACTAGTAACTTGCTGTTTAGCAGTGAGAGAACTGGCAAGTGATACAGATGGTAGAGATTGAGTTGGTGCTACGACTTGTACATCTTCAAACCATGCAAAAAGTGTAATAGTCACAGGTGTGGTAGAAGCATTGGCATGGGCCAATTTATTAAAAGATGACAAATTTAAACGGCCAAGTTCTCGTATATGTTCTGGTCCGATTGAGGTATCTTGAATTGCACTATATGTAAAGAAATTCACATATGGTACTTCTAGATCTCCTCCTCGAGATTCACATGGATCCAACACTACGTGAGGACGTTGTGAATATCTCAAGTTATCCACAGTAGGAGCATTACCAGGTGTTCGCTCTGGATCACGTAGTCCAAAACTCAATGGATTGTAAGATAAAAGTGCTTTACCATAATAGAAACCATTTCCATTAATTATGGCACGGACTCTCAATTTTGAACGCATATAAGCATAATTTGCTAATTTTCTGTTAATTGCAGGATTCTGCACGAGAAGAGACCACGGATCGTAAGTTTCACGTAAGAAATCACCTACTTGCCATGTGATCGTAGCAATACGAATAGGTCTGCACAAAAAGGTAGGCAGATCTGTAGATGCATCTTGCAAATCCAATTGGCGGAGAGTGTCAACTGTCTGAGAAACAGTGGCATCATGGTTATCAACCACAGAGGCGAATTCCATATTTACTTGTGGTTCAACACCACCCGTATTGGAATCAGTAAGTCCAGTTGGACCCTCTCCAGAGTCAGAGTAAAGCATCGCACTTGAAAGTGCTAAAGAATGTAGTGCAGGGTTTATAGTCTCCTGCGAAGACTCTATAAAGAAATTATTATTTTTACTGATATATCTATGTTTAGTGTCACAAGGTAGTTTCATATCATACACATCTTGGACATTGGTTCTATTAACATAATATGCATAGGGTACAGCTAAATATACAAAACGAAAAATAAATATTTAGCTGCTAAAATCACTTTTGCATATCGGCCGAATTCCCGTGGGAACAGATGTGACGGCTGGACACCCCAAAAGTTTAATGACATTGGTGGTCTATACTACTAAATTAAGGTAAACGCTCAATCCCATATTTATCCATCCAGACAATTTCACGTTGATCGAAATTGTGGTGAAAATCACGGGAGAGCATGTGTTCATACCCCATTCGGGTGGCGATTCTTTTCAATTGTGTAAAACGTAAATCAAATTCTTCACGCCCATGGAACCACCATTCACGTGCTGCACCTTCTAAACATTGTACAGCTACATAGTTTTGAGACTCAACAGAACTTTCAAGGTTACACATTAAAGACTTGAAAATAGACATTTCGTCCAAATAAGCGAGCCATAAGCCATCATGAATAGTACCATCAGTTTCAACAAAGCGATATTGAGGCACAAATCGAGATTTGCGTTTTAAATAATCAGCTTTAGTATGATGAATGTATGGCACAGATTCGGCTTCCTTTTCAGCCATAGTGTACTCGATACCCATCGTTGCGTACACCCTCTGCATTTCAGTATGATTATAGCGTGGGAAATCGCGAGAAATACCCATTTTATTATCATCCCCGTAAGTCGTTAAATGACAAACACTCTCAAAGAAGCCATTGAAATCGGGATATATCGTTTTAAAGACACATCTCTGGTACAATGAATTCACAATAGAGTTGGTATAAACTGTCATATTCTGTCCCGAAGGATTAGAACCATACAATTGGATTAGTTCTCCATTAAGGTTCATTACGGGGTATGCTACATCAGTGGCGAGTCCACGGATAATCGCCAAATTGTCTTCGGAATAACCAGCCCTTCTCGCAATGTGTTCAAAAATCTTATACGAAAGTAGAACCATCCGAGATGACATGTGTTGATCATAAGCTTTAAAATCTCCAGCTACGATTCGGTCTTCTCCAAAAGCACACAAGTGTTCTTGAAGCACATGCCAGGCGGGTCCATTGCTATTCAAACCAACGGCGCACTCTGTTTTGAGTGGTGCACTTGAAAGGAAATTACATATGGTGAGTAATTCCTTCCGTGTATTGAATTGAAAACTTGCCGGTGCGGCCTGAAACACACGCGTTTTGTTCTTTGTGAGCTTGGTTGGCTCATCTTTGGTACACGCCTTGAAACAGGGGTATGCACGAACATTGTGCTTGTAATTTTCACGTGCCTCACTCGCAATGCGAAGAGTTTCGTCATCAAATGTGCGTGGTGAAGCATTATCGAAATCTTCCGGGTTCAAATCAGTTAGAAAGGTACGTTTAGGTTTATTAATGGGGTGACCCATCGAGGTGTTAGGTTTCATCGCGTCGACGAATTTCATATTATCAATCCCACTAACGGTTTCGACATCAGTCAACGGACGCACACGGGTTAATAGTTCTTGGCCATATTTAGTGTCAATAAGTCTATCGATTTGAGCTGTTAAATCTTCAACAGCCCATTCGAGCTCACCAGCAGAAAATTCTTGAAAGGCATTTCCAGCTCCTTCCATATATTTTTGGTAAGGATACCAATCAGGGACACCACCTTCTTCCCGTTTTCGACAATTCGGGGGTTTCCCCCACAGTTGTTTAATTCCCATTTCCTCTTCTACAATAGCTACCATCGGAGATGGAACAACAGAGGATTTAGGACGAACAGTAAATTGAGGAATAGCTCCAAAATGATCAGCTTGACACGTTTTCTGGTAACGCAAAGGACTCTTTTTTGGAATTTCCGGCTTAGGTGTGTAATCAATACCGTATGCTTCAGTCACCATTTTTCCAGTCGATGCTGTAAGTACTACTGCAGATCGCTTTTTAAGGCAATTCCGAGCTTCCTCAAGCCACCTACGAATTACCATTTCAATCGCATTAGTTTTCTTTCGATCACTTGCAAGATGAAATCCGGCAATATAGGATTTCGACTTTGTATCAGTAACATGGGCAGCCATGCACAAACCGGGAAAGGCGGATGCTTCCATATTGTAATAACCTCCGTATTTAAATCCTGCACGAGTAGTTTTAACAGGACCAAATTTGTCCAACTTACACAGGTGGGAAACAATTTCAGAGTCGAGAGTCTTATACAACATTTTCGTAACAACCTTCTTATCGGAAAGAGTAGTAGGGAAGTAATCAAGAATATTCTTCATATCTCCACTTCGCGCAATATAACACATAGAGATATCTGAGTCAGGATGCAAACGGGTACAATCCTTAGGACTCAACATACATGTGAAATTCTTCCCAGAAGAAAATTGGGGAGAACGCATCTGAATAGAAATATCAATTGTCTTGTCGATGGGTACCATATGATTTGGAATTAACAATAAATTAGAGTCGATAAACAGAGCGTTAGCATGTTCATACTTTTGGAAATTAGTACCAATTTCTGCAAATCTCACATATGCAGATTGTTTGGCAACGACTCCAGAAAGATCATCAACACTGTGTCCGTCTTTCAAACCATCAGGTAAAGGAACGAGTTCAGGTATTTTCCAGATATCTGTTTCAATTTCTGGAACTGCCATACCATTGCCATCAGATGCAAGATCCTTTCTCATAAGGCGAGAAATTATCTTATAGAGGGCATACAAGGATAAAAAGGCTACAAAGAAAACACAAAGTTTCTTGCCAACAGATAAATCATAATCACGAATGTGCTTGACTACCTCTGGCATCAACTCCCTACTTTCTGCAACCTTAGAGACAATATATTCTTTCCGTGCTGTTAAAGCAGCACCTGCAGATAAGATATAAGCAGTAGCTCCTGGTAACAACATTGCTGGATTGGACATCAAGGAAAGACCCCATAAACTTGGAATGTAACAAGCGGAAAGAGTTTTGAAATGTGTCCAAAAAGAATCATCTTCAGAACGAGTGAAAGTCAGACCCCATTGAACAATAGATGAATCAATGAATGATTTAGGGGCATAACGAGTCCAATCGAGCCAGGAAAAGCGAGATACACTTTCACATTCTGCTTTCATGTTTTCGAAATTGGTGAAACCTGAATCAGATTCAAGTTCTACACTCTCTTGGTAATGAGTGTTACACTGACACCATCCCGGTAAGAAACCACATTTACATAGTTTTTGTGCAAAAGTGTTCTCGGAAGTGGTGACTACAGATTTCTGAATTTCAACATGTTTTGCTATGCGTTCTTTAAAAATTTGCATTACAACACCCATATCAACACCGATAGCCTTTTTCGTCTCACCATTTCTTTCGTAACTGATAGGAACAGCTTGAGCAAGTTGGGGGGCTTCGGCTTTCTTCTGATCGATACCAATAAATTCCATAACATCAAACTCCCATGCATCAGGGCAAAAATTGCCTTTATGAGCTTCAAGAGCAAGACGGGAACCATCAATAAAAGTAGTCCCAGTTTTCTGGAATTCTGGTTTGACACGTGCCTTCAAGTGCAATTGGAAACGACGTAAAACAGACACAGGTTCGTTAGAATATTGCGCTGCCCATTTTTCCCAGACATTTGTAGTGGCACAGACAACACGGGGTTGGAGTTGAATTTTTCCTTTCATCTCAGCTTCTGCCATAATAGCAGTACGACGAATGTTATTCACAAAATTAATGACGTTTATAGTAGGATTCACATCAGTTGTATCAGCGCGAGCATTAGATAAATCGTCGAGGAGAACAGCTTGAATATGAGACTTATAATCGGAATGATATTTATCCATTTCATTCAGTGTGCAAATCATGTTAGGATCTACAGTAAATTCGTGCTTTCCCTCAAGTCTGGCCATTGTCAATAATGAAAAAGTGGTTAAATTCGTAACAATCGAACTTTTAGCAATACCAGATGTTCCATACACCAAAAATGACCAAGGTGCAGGACGAAGACCTCCGGAAACACGGACCAATTCGAAATCGGCGCGCATCTTCATAAGATTTTCCAAACGTTTGGCGATATACGGACGCATACCCTTATCGACTGAGTCCAACAACCCGTTGCAAATCTTAGTGCAATTACTTAGATTCACATCAAAATCATTTTCATCAAGCCAAGGACATGCTTTATTTTTATAATCTCCAATTTTTACAAAATCGAAGTTAGCGACAAGTCGAGTGTAATCACGATCAAAAGCAACAGCATCATCGCTCTCAAAGAATAAAGGATCAAGAGAGCCTTGCGTAAAACATTTATAGCCTCGTTCACAAAAGAATTTTCCAGTAGACATAAGTGCATCGAGAAGATCAACAGCAGATTTTTGTCCTTTTGCGGCATGGAAACGGAAGAGATCCAAACCATGAACAGTAAGAGCGAATTGTTTATTATCAGAAATGAATCCGAGCGAAAGAAGAACTCCAAGTAAACTTGAAATTTTTCCCATAGCAGCGGAATGACGACTGTTCTTAAAGGACTCGTGCAAATTTCCAAAGCACGTCTTGAATTCTTCAAAACCAGAGTCGGACCACATTTCTTTAATAAGTTCATCATCGTGTTTGTCAGATACATCTGTATCACAAAAGTCGCTTAATATACTCTTTGCAATACTGTGCTCATTGTCTGAGCCAAATAGTGTGCGTAAAACAACATTGTAGTATGACGTAGTGGGGCAAGAAGCTTTAATTGATAACAACAAAATGGAAACAAAGTGTTGAATATTGACAGCATCTTTCAAGGCAAAATAGGTAAGTAAAACATTTTCAACATGTCCAATACATTCTTCCCATCCTTTCTCAACAGCCTCCTGCTTTAAAAGAAAAAGAGAATTGGCTAGATGAGTATATCCGTTGGATACACAAGTGGAATAGCAAGAATCAGATTCAAGAAGCTTTTGTTTAGCCTCTTTAACTTGTTTTTTATATTGGGTTTTTGTAAGAGTGCCCTTAGTGGCAGACTTCTTGAGACGTTCAACACGCTTAGAAGCAAGTTTACGGTGATAAGCAGACTTACATGATTCCTTATACGACAATTCGTCTCCGGAATCGGATTTAATCAAAGGAGCTGTAAAATCGAAATCAAACAAACTCCAACCAATAGTCTCGAAATATTCAACACCGAAATGTTGTTCGAAACGTTCCTCCATAATAGTAGTATTTTCAAAATTTAAAAATTGGTTAGTAAAATTGGTATTAGTGACAAAAATGGTTCTACCCCTTGTACTTGTCAGTACAGTAGGGGAGCTACTTGTCGTTGATAATTTGCACCTTTGCCCGCTTGGGACAGTGCTCGAGTCAGTAGCGATAACCTCATCTATTGTCATAGAATGAAGTAACTCAATAATTGTAATTCTGGATCTCTCCTAGAGGTACAATCCTCTATATTGTTGATTTCACTGGATAGCGGTGTTCATCAGACACCAAAATATTATCACAGCATGAAATACAACGCATTTTCCACAAACAAAATTTTAACAAAAATAAATGTATTCAACCCAACTGAAGTGGGTAATTTACAATGAAGTATCTAAAAATAAACTTGAACTGTAGATGGCGAACAATACCGTATAAATACGGCTTTCTAATTCCATCAGTTCATTAAGAATCAATTTAAATACAAACAAAGTGAAGATAAATAGTTTTGCATCAATAATGAAGCAGTCACCGACACTCAATAAAGAGCAGCAGATTGATGTGGTACTGTCGAAACAGTAATTTCAG